TCACTTGATGTCGTCTATTTGGATAGTCCGTTTAAGGTCAGCACTCTACCATTAGATAAGGTTTATGTTATAGATAACTATCTAGATGTATCATTGCATCATTCATTAGATGATTTTTTTACTAGACAATCACATTGGGCAAAAACTAATCAAGTTAATGGAGATAATCCTACTGGACTTCCACATCATTCTTTTTGGGGTGCATCTTTTCTAACTGGAGTTGATGAACACGCTGATGATTCATTGTTATCCATCCTACCTAAGTGGTTCAATAGAAGATTGCAAACTGATTTTCAATTTAAGTGGGAGAGGTTTCAGTATATGGGGTTGAACTCGCAAACTCAAGGTCTGCACGGAACAACTCATTCAGATTGTAAAGATGAAGATGAATGGAATCTTTCCTTTTTATACTACTATAATAAATTTTGGAATCCTTCTTGGGGTGGGCATTTAAGATTCTACGATGCACCACAACAAGGATTAGAAGGTAGAGATGAACATATAAAAAATCATCAAATCGCAGAAGTTGAGTTTAAACCAAATAGACTATTAATGTTTGATGGTAGAATACCTCACGGTGCTGATGCTCCAAAAGCAAATGCACACTATATGGACAGACGGTCAGTTGTAGTTAGAGGTGATGAAGTAAGATTAGTTAACAATGAGGAGATGTTTCGTGCCGACGATAGAATTTACTTGCTACGATAGTGAGACAGTAAAAAACTTTAGACCCGTCTTAGCAAAAGACGTTTCACCCGATTGGTGGAAACAGATGAAGGTACAATCTTCTCAAGGTACTGTAAAGACACAAACACTACGTTCTTGTCCTGCAATGGATGATTGGTTAAAAAGTGGATGGTTATTAGTTGCAAATCGTGATATGACAATAACTGCAGGGTATCGTAAAGAAATGGACGAAGATACTAATATCTTTGCAACAGCAAATGACCTTAAAGGGTATGCATCACCCTCACACGGTTCTCATCAATTTGATGGTGTGTTTGAATACTTTGGAACGGATGCGCCAATAAAGGATGCATTCAAAATGAGGAATCCTTGGAATATTGTCACACCTGCAGGTTACTCTTGTTTTTACTTAGACCCATTTTTGTTTCAAAATAAATACTTTGCAACTTGGCAAGGAATTATAGATACAGACAAGTTTAACGCTAATATGGATAATGCACAAATAATATTTTATCCTAAAGTTGACCACGGATTCACTATACTAAAAGGAACACCTCTTTGTCAAATTATACCATATAAAAGAGAAGTGTGGAATGCAAGTTATATACAATATGACCACGAAACCTTTCAACGAAATAGGTCAACTATTACAACTAATTTAAATCACGAAAGTATGGATGAGTGGAATAGAAAGAAAGGATTCTCTGAACAGGAAAGAGCAGATACTGGTAAGACTGGTGCTTATCGTAAAGGTTCTTATTGGAACCCAAAAGGCAGATTTTATAGTGAAGAGACCCCACCACCCGAATGTCCTTTCCACGTTTCAGAAGATAAATCTGCACCCGAAGAAATACAATTGGAATTACCTATAGGAGATAATGATGGCAGTTAGATTACTATTCCCAACTTTTGTATTTGAGAGATATCTATTAGACCCAAATTTAAATGAACGACAGGGTATTGATGAAAAGTATTTAAAGATGTGTAAAGACGAAATGGATGCAATGAGAAAGAAAGACCCTGTAGGTCGAAATGTATCTAATAGGTCAGGTTGGCAGTCAGACGATGGTGTCGAATCAAATCCTGGCTTAAGTAAACTGATGAGAAGAATCGAGCAAACATTTATGGATGAAGTCTTGCCATTTCACGGTATAGATACAACAAAATGTACGATACATATTGGTAATGCTTGGGCGAATATAAACGATAAGGGTTCTTGGAACACTCCACATTTACATAATGGATGTTGGTATAGTGGTGTATTTTATGTTAAAGCAGATGGTGATGAGGGACAAATTGTAATGATAGACAAAGACCCTAAAGTAGTATCAGACTTTCCTAATTCCCAAAGAGCAAAAGAACACTTTCAGTATGAACCTAGAGAAGGTAATCTCATATTGTTTCCTAGTGCATTAATGCATATGGTAGCACCAAACACAACAGATAAGGAACGATATAGTATTTCCTTTAATATGAATATGCAATATCACAATCCGACTTATCGCCACGGGAATGTGCAAAATTATAATCCTAATGAATTTGTTTTTGATATTGATGATAATGGAGACCCTATAGTATCATTATAATATAAATAATGATATGGAAATAGTCATAGACCCAACCTTTCTTTGGAACTTCTTTTTAACAGTGGTACTTATACCATTGGGATTCTTCACACGTTCAGTGTTAGCAGAACAAAAACGAGTTGATATCTTAATAAACAAGACTCGTGAAGAAATAGCAAGAGACTATGTTACTAGAGAACAAAATGAAGCAGACTTTGGTAGAATTATGGATACTATAACACGTATTGATGAGAAACTAGACCGACTTCAAACTAAGACCTATTTCCAAGACTAAAAAACATATAAATAGTATTACAACAGGAATACTATTATGTCAGAACCAAACTCAAAAGCATCGTTAAAAGAATACATAAAAAGAAGACTTGGAGCTCCAGTCTTAGAAATAAATGTAGATGATGACCAAATGGATGATAGAATTGACGAAGCATTGCAATACTTTAGAGAGTATCACTATGATGGTTCAATTAAGACCTATCTAAAACATCAGATTACATCGAATAAAAAGACTACGATGAAAACTAACGAGTCTACTACAGAGACTTCTGCTGGTACTCACGCATATGATGATGAGGTGACACTTGAACAACAAAACTATATTGTATTACCTGAACACGTTCTTGCAGTAATTAACATTTTCCCATTTAACGATAAACATAATATGAATATGTTTGACCTTAGATATCAATTAAGACTCAATGATTTATGGGACTTAACTTCGACTAATATATTGTATTACGAACAAGTACAACAACATATCAATCTGTTAGACCATATTTTAGTAGGTCGTACTCCTATTAGATATAACACACATATGAATAGACTATACTTAGATATGGATTTAGATTCTATCTATGATGATGAGTACATTCTTATTGAGTGTTATAGAAAGTTAGACCCAACCAACTTTACTGATATCTATAATGATATGTGGTTAAAAAGATATTCGACTGCATTAGTTAAGTATCAATGGGGTGAAAATTTATCGAAGTTCCAAGGTATTGCACTTCCAGGCGGAGTAACACTCGATGGTTCTGCAATGAAACAAGAAGCACAAGAAGAGATTACAAAATTAGAAGAAGAATCTAGACTGAATTATGAAATGCCAGTTATGGATATGATAGGTTAGGGATTATGGCAACAAATGTTTTTTTCAACCACGCAGTATCGACTGAACAACACCTCTATGAGGATTTAGTTGTTGAGTCATTACGAATATATGGTCACGAAACATATTATCTACCAAGAGAGGTTATACAGGAAGACTCTATCCTCGGTGAAGATGTGCAATCAACATTCGGTGATGCATATTCTGTAGAAATGTATTTAGAAAATACAGATGCATTTGAGGGAGAGGGAGACCTATTCAGTAAGTTTGGTGTTCAAGTAAAAGACCAAGCAACCTTTGTTATATCTTTAAGAACTTGGGAGAGATTTATATCACTAGACTCCAACCTTGCAACATCACTAAGACCTAATGAGGGAGATTTAATTTACTTCCCTATGAGTGGTTCGATATTTGAAATCAAATTTGTAGAACACGAGAATCCATTCTATCAGGTTGGAAAACTATTTGTGTTCAAAATGCAATGTGAACTTTACGAATACAGTGGAGAAGATTTTGATACTGGTATTGATACAATAGATATTGTTGAAGACCAACAAGCATATCAAATTGTTCTTAATATGGATAGTACAGGTACTGGAAATTATACTGCTAATGAAAGTTTAACTAGAGATGGCATTAATGTTGGTGAAGTGGTATCTTGGACTCCGTCATCACATAAACTTTCTCTAAAAGATAACACTACAACACTACTAGTAGGAGATACTATTGTAGGTGCAAACGGTGCTTCTTATGATATTTCTTCAATTGTGGATGTGTTGTCATTTGATAATGATGGAAATGCACAAAACAAAGACTTCGAAGATAATGCAGACAACTACTTAGACTTCTCAGAAACAAACCCATTCGGTGAGGTCACATAATGTTTGGAACATTTTTCTACAATGAAACTACAAAACGTGCAGTATCTATATTTGGAACTTTGTTTAATAACATAACAATTAAAAAAATTAAAGCAGACGGAACTGTATTGTTTCAACAAAAGGTTCCAATATCATATGGGCCAAAAGAAAAGTTTTTGCAAAGACTTAAAGAAGAACCAAATTTAAATGATGGAAGTAGAACTGCAATATCACTTCCACGTATGGCATTTCAATTAAGTGGATTCGAATATGACTCTACTAGACAACAAAACAAACTCATAAGACAATCTAAAACAACACTAGACACTGATGACACTACAAAGAGGTCATATCAATATCAACCATCACCATACAATCTTAATTTCACTCTTTCTGTTCTTGCGAATCAAACTAACGATGCATTACAAATCGTAGAACAGATAATACCATATTTCCAACCTGAATATACAGTTACAATGAAGATGATTGATGATATGGCAGATGTTAGAGATGTACCAATAATATTGAATAGTGTATCTATGGACGAGAACTATGAGGGGAGTTTTGAGGAAGGAAGAACAATAGAATACACATTAGACTTCACTATGAAAATATACTTCTTTGGCCCAGTCAATACAGGGAAAATTATTACGAATGTTATTGAAAGGGACTATATCAATAGTACAAGTGGTCTGTTTACAACCTCTCAAATAAGTAATTCGGGTCTAGTAAAAGAAGTCAAACACTATGAACCTGCATTTGGAGAGGTTGCAAATGCAGTTTCAGGTTCCACAACAGTGACCTTCCCAACTGCAATAAATAGTTCTATAAGTGTAAACGATGAAGTATTTGGTACAAACTTAACAACGAATCCTACTATATCATCAATTGCAAGTAATAAATTATCAATAGTATTGAACAATGCAATTACTATTGATGCAAAAACTACACTTAAGTTTGTTGGTTCGGTAAATCCAAATGACACATTTGTTGTTGCTGAAACAGTAACCTTCTATGATGAGGGTGCTAGTTCAACATATGAAGAAGATACAGAAAATGATGCAAGTTAATTATGACAGACAAAATAGACGACCAATTAAATAACCTATTAGATATATCTACAGATATTAAGAAAGAGACTGAATTAGTTCCTCTTCCTAGTAGAGTACAAAACATAGAAACAGATTACAAGTATGCACGAGAGAACCTCTACAACCTCGTAGAGAGGGGTCAGGATGCAATCGATGGAATACTTGAACTATCTAAAGAAACTGAACACCCACGTGCTTACGAGGTCGCAGGACAGTTAATTAAGACCGTAGGTGAGACTGCAGAGAAGTTAATAGACCTGCAAAATAAATTGAAAAAACTAGAAGGTGAAGAACAAAAAGTTGGAACTCAACACAATCATTTATATGTCGGTTCTACATCAGAGTTACAAAAATTCCTAAAGAAAGAGAATAAGAAAGACTAATGGTTAAACCCACAAATGAGGGATACTTAGGTAACAACCTCATCAAAAGAGCAGGTATTGAACACCAATACTCTAAAGAAGAGTTGCAAGAATACTTAATGTGTTCTAAAGACCCTTGTCATTTCATTGAAAACTACACGCAAATTATATCACTAGATGAGGG